GAGCCTTGAAGCCGTCGAGCAGGCCCCAGGTCCAGTTCGTGCCGAACGCCGGATCGGTGTACAGCTCCCAGGCGTTGCCGGTCAGCTGGCCGCCGACCACCAGGCGCAGCTTGCCCGCGAACGGGTTAGCTTTGGCCACGTCGTTGGTGACGACCTGAGCCAGCGCCATTTCGGCTTCGGTTTCCTTGTCGGGCGAGACCAGCAGGATGGCGGGGGCCAGGCCCATCTGTTGGCCGGCCATGTTCTTCATCTTGCGCAGCGTCGCGCGGCCCTTGCCGAGAGCATTGGTAGAGATCGCGGTTCCGGCCGCATCGTAGTTGCCGTGGGTAGCGGCATGGAACACTGTCGCCCCATCGTTCAGCACGGGGCCAAGGCCAGCCGCCACGTTCTTCATGGCGAAGAACGTGATCTCCTCGAACAGGGCGACGGCAAGGCCCTGGTTTCGCAGCACTTGGTCGATGGCCCCCAGGTTGTCGTTGACCATCAGCTGACGCGAGAGGCCGAACTGGATGCCATAGGCGCCCACCGCGACCGTCTCTTGTTTTTCGCCGAAGGTGCCGAACTTGATCTCGCCAGCCTCACCCACTGGCAGGAGCTGCGGGAAGTCGCCCGACCGCAGAACCGTATGGGGGCGGAAGTCGCTGAAGGTCATCTCCGAGGCGATCTCGCGATATACTGGCGCGGCCACCTGATAGTTGTCCTCCAGGCGGGTATTCAGGGCGCCGCTCAGAAGCAGCGGGAAGTCGCTGGTGGTGTGGAAAGCCCGTTCGAACACCTCGACCCGGTCGGCGGCGCTGCGGGGCATATCGCGCTCGCCCAGCGATACGGCGGCCAGTTCAGCGAGGCTGTTGCGCATGTACTGGCGCGAGACCTCCGGAACGTCGTCGACCTTCGTGGTGCGGCGCAGGTTGTGCAGGATGGCCCCACGGATGCCGTCGTGAGTGCTTTCACGCTCATCGCCGACGCGCGCGCCGGCCCCGGCCGCGAGGCGGCTTCCACCGGTCCCGGATTGACGGGCGACAGCGGCAGCGAGGATGGCGTCGCTGATCTGGGCGCGCGTGCTGTTGGGTGCGCCCAGCAGGTCACGGACCTGGGTTTCGACGCCCATGGCGCGCGCCTGGTCCTGAAGTTCGAGCACGTCGCCGGCGGTCAGGACGACGGCGCCACGTTCCCGGGTCCCCTCGGCGGGATTGATGACCGTCGGAGCGGCCGGCGCGGCGGCGGGCAGCAATGCCGCGATGGCGGCGCGGGTGGCGACGTCCGAGACCGAGGCGAGCAACTGCTCGCGGGTCTGAGCTTGGGCCACGACCGGCGGCAGCAGAGCGGCGACGGCGGCGCGGGTGCCTTCGTCGGGGATAGCGGCGAGCAGTTGCTCGCGGTCAGCCACCGGATTCCCGGCGTTGTTGGACTGCGACATAGCGCGGGTCTCCTGGATGATGCAGGGGTGCAAACCGTGGTCCGACCGAACCCCTGCGTTCGGGTCGGCGGCGATGGGGACGAAGGACGCTTCGGTCAGTTTCCAGCGCACGGCGCGGTAGACCGGGATGTCGCCTTCGAAGCGTTCGAGAAGAAGTTCCTGGATGGCGTAGCCGGCCGAGGCCGGCGGCGCGGTCTGAGCGCTGACTTCGGCCTCTAGCGACCGGGCCGCGTCGGATTGGCCAAAGGCGGCCACGATGATCAGTTCTCGATTTTCGAGGCGGGCGCTGTTCACGATGCCCAGCATGTCGGCCAGCTCATAACGACCATGGCTGTCCAGCAGGGGGCAGTTGCCCGGAGCGACCATGCTCAGGTCTACGGCGGCCGGCGAGCAGTCTAGGATTTCGTAATAGGCGCGCGCCTCGATCCCGATTTTCCAACCCGGCATCAGGATCGGCGTCTCGGTGACCAGGCGCATTTCGACGGTGCGCGCTTCGGCGTCATAGCTCGACGCCGAAACGGCACGGCGCGACACCCCGGCGGCAATGGACCGCCGGGTCATTTGGGCTTGGGGCATCTGTGACCTCGGTTGCTAGGCGGCTTCCGCCCTGGGGGCGAGGTAGCCGGCGGGCGGTTGCAGGCCGCCTGACCCGTTGATGCGGCGCGGATCGGCGTCGCTGGTGACTCCGGCCGTGTCGAAGGCCTTGTTGATCGAGACCTGTTTGGCGACGGCGGTCTCCAAGGTCTCGCCGCGTGCGGCCAAGGCCTCGTGCAGCGCGCCGGGGATGGCGCGGGCCTCCATGACCTGAGCGGCGATATCCTTCAGCGGATCGACCCAGGGACGCGGCGGCGGCGTGAACACCGCCGTCACGGTCGCCAGCGCGGGGATGCGCAGCTCAAGCGCGGCGCGCCACATCACGCGGCAGAACTCCGGCTCCAGCCAGTGCGGGACGATCATGTTGGAGTGCCAGTCGTCGAGCAGTTTGTAGAAGGCGACGATGGCGGCCCGCAGGCTCGAATAGTTGGCGCGGCTGACATCCCCGGTCAGCAGGTGGTAGGGCAGGCCAAAGGCGGCGGCGATGGCCATTAGTTGGCGCATCAGGAAGGCGTCGCCATCACCCGACGACGAGGGATTGATGACGGTGGGGGCCTCTTCTCCATCCTCGCCATACATGATGGTGCCAGGCTTGATCGTCTCCTGAACCGGACCAGGGCGCTCGCCGGACTTGCGAACGCCAAGGGCGGCAGCGATGCCATCAGCCTTGCGGCGGAAGAGTGCGAAACAAGCCTCGATCCGCTTCTTGACTCGGATCGAGGTCTCGATCTCGGCAACGTCGCGCAGCTTGCGCAGGCCAGCGTGGAACCACGGCACGCCGCGCGTCTGACCTGGCCGCAGCGCTTCGAACAGGTGGTCGACGTCGCGCGCGTCAACGCGGACGGGCTGAGACTTGCGACCACCCAGGGCGTCGCCGGGGTGGTCTTCATAGATATGGTAGGCGACCCGGCGACGCTTGGCGTCCATCTCGACGCCGCCGACGATCCGACCGCCATTGTCCAGGCGGCGATTGATGTCGGCGAGGTGGTCGCCCTCGTAAATCTGATAGGTGGCGTTCGGCACGCCATCCTCGGACGACCAGACCCGCAGGACCTCGCCGCGCTCGATGGTGCTGCGCACGCCCAGCTTCTGAGCGCCGTAGTGGTCCTCGCGACCATCCATGCGCTTCTTGACGTGGTCATCCCAGACGGCTTGGGCGATCTTGGCCGTGGCAGGATCAGCATGGATGGCTCGCGCCGCGATGCCGTCGCCGACTAGCCAAGCCGTTAGGTTGCGCAGCGCCGTGGCCGCATAGCCATTGTCGCGGACCATCTGACCACAGCGCGCGCGCATGGTCGGCAGATCGTTGAGGATTTCGGCGTCCGCCGATCCGTTGCTCGCCTTCCAATCCGAGGTCAGGCGGCCCCGCTCAGCCAGGGCATAGGCGCGCTCGCCCTCCATGCCCCTCAAGGCGGCATAGTTTTGCTTCCAGGCCTCGCGCCTGGCGGCGGCCTTCGGCGAGATGCGGGCCAGCGTTTCGGTGAACGTCAGTCGCACCCGAACGTGGCGAGGGTGACGCCATAGACCTCGCCGCCCGGGCTCGCCTGGGCCTGCCGCGAACGGCAATAGGCCAGGGCGCGCATCAGGTCATCCATGCTGCGATAGGTGACTTCGCGCCCGTCGGTTTTGATCGTTAGCTCGCCAGAGGCCACGGCCCCCTCCAGAGCGGCGATATTGGCGGCATAGTCGGTTGCCATCACATCCACTCCTCTTCGATGACGATCCAGTCGTCTGTCGTTTCGTCCATGCGAACCGGGTTCGCATTTTGCTCCGGCGCAGCCACCGGCTCGGAGGCTGGCGTTGCCGTGGTCATCATCAGGTCTTCGAGATCGAGCTGGGCCGCCTCGGGCGGCTTCTCGCGCTCTTGTTCCAGCTCGTCCCACAGGGCGTCAGGCAGGTTGCGAGCGCCGAGACGGATCGCGGCGGCCTCGGCTTGGAGATGGGTGTCGAGACCTTCGTTGGCCTGGGACGGTTCCTTGACCCACTGGTTAACCGTGAACCCGTCGCGGCGCGTGACCGGCTTGC